CTTCATCAGCACGCAAGCCATCGCCAACGCTCTGGCTCAGACCTATCTTGAGCGGTTTTCCGATGTTCGAAAAGAAATCAGCTTCGACCTATCTGCAAAGGACGCAGCCAACGTCTGGACCGGATCGGTGGTGCAGATACAGCACTATCTCGATGTCGATTTCACGGGTGCGCCTCGCTCTGGCGAGTGGCTTGTTACCTCGGCAGAGGTGGCGCGTAATGGCTTGACGTATCGCTTCACGGCGGAAGACAACGAGAAGGGCGGTGTCCTCTGGAACTGGCTCACCGACGCTGGCCTCGATGTCAATGGCGTAGCCCAGCCGTGGCGTTGGCTCGATGATAGTGGTAACGATAGCGGTGGCAATCCTCAACCGTATAGGTGGCTTTGATGACAACGTGGACTACGATTTCCAACGCAGCGGTTGCGGTGGGTGCTATCCCATCAAGTTCTATTGTTACCGCCTTGCGAGACAACCCCTCGGCAGTGGCCGAGAGTTCTTCTGGCGCTCCGGTGATGGTATCCGGCTGGCATCCGGTCGATAAGGTAAGCACGGGCGATGGCAAGACAGGACTGATATACGATCACGCAGTGACTGGCACCGTAGCCAGCGTGGTGACGCCTGATTTTGTAGACGGCTATGAGTATCGCGTAATAGCGCACCTTATGGACTCCAGTGCAGCCGCGACTATTAGGCTTAATATTAATGGGTACTTCGAAACAGACGCAGCTTACAGAAGGCTTGCATACACAGGCGATGAGTATGGCCCAAGCACTCAATTTGGATATGATATTGAAATACTTATTCCAAGAGTTCCAAAAAGAACACACCTAATATCTGGCGTTGGTTATGCTGATAATAATATTGGACTAGGCATTGATGGAACGTCGTATAATTCGACGCTTCAAAAACTTCTTAGAGCGCAAATAATTTTTACATCTGGCAGCATAGTTGGCGGAAAAGTCTGGATGTTCCGCCGCCGCGAATATGCGTCAAGCCCGTAGGTGTGATGATGGACAATGAGACGTTTCGAATTTTGAACTCGATTATGCAGTGGATCATCATGCCAGTGGCTGCATTCGTCTGGGTGATCTATCGACAGCAGCAAGTTCACGAGACGGCCATCGCGGTGCTGCAAGCAGAGACAGCGACTGCTCGACTAGCGCACGACCGCGAGATCAAGGAAATCCGCGAGACATCCCGCGCCATCATGGCGAAGCTAGACAGCATCGAACAGGCACTCCGCAAATGAAGTTGAGTACATCATCCATTGCGAAGCTGCGTGGAGTTCATCCTGACTTGGTGCGTGTGGTCAATCGCTGCGCTGCCGACTGGAAGGATGCCGAGACAGGCTTCATCGTCACTTGCGGCGTGCGCACGCTGGCAGAGCAGAAGGTGCTGGTCGCCAAGGGCGCGTCGAAGACGCTGCGCTCCAGGCACCTCACGGGCCACGCTGTCGATCTTGCCGTAACCATTGGCGGCAAGGTGAGGTGGGACTGGCCGCTCTACGACCGTCTTTCAAAGGTCATGAAGGCAGCGGCAAATAAGGAGAAAGTTCCGCTTGAATGGGGCGGCGACTGGAAGACGTTCAAGGACGGGCCACATTATCAACTGCCGTGGGCATCGTACCCCGGCGCAACGAAAGGGAAGTAACATGACGAAAGAAATGGTCTGGGGCGTTGCTCGCGCCGTGCTCGCGGCTGGTGGTGGCTATCTTGTGGCCAAGGGTATGATTGACAGCGGCACGCTGGAAACTGTCCTCGGCGCTCTTGGCACGATCTTTGTTGCTGGCTGGTCCATCTGGGCCAAGAAGTGAACTGGATCGAGATCGCTGCCATCGTCGTGCTGTTGATCGGCATCGGCGCTGGCGGCTTTCTCGTCGCTCACAGACCATCATTCTGGATTGGCCTTGGCGCGGCAATGTTCCGTGCCGCGTTGCCGTTTTTGCTCAAGCGTATGCCACCTGAGAAGGAGAAAGAGTGGCGGGACTGCATTCGTCGTGGAGGCGAATGGGATCACATCAGAAAACGATGCAAGAGGTGAACCGTGCCGCGCCGCAAGATCACCATCGAATGGAAGACCTGTGAGCGCGCATGGGGCTGGGCTTATATCGATGAAGACCACATCCAGCTAGACCCACGGCTGCTTCAGAAGCCGAAGCTGCTCTTGGAGATCGCCGCACATGAAGTGGCGCATCTTGTTTTTCCAGAGGCCGAAGAAAAGCAGATCGACATCTTGGGCAAGCAAGTCGCAGATGTGATCTGGCGATTAAATTTCCGCCGCGCGCAGGAGTAGAAGATGCCGAAGAAGTATTCTGACGAAGAGTTCATCGGCGCGTGGAAGCGTCTAGGATCGCCGTCTGCTGTTGCCAAGGAATTAAACATTAACATTCGTGGCGTCAATGCAAGGCGGAATAGCCTTGAACGCAAGTACGAGATTATTCTAGAGACTGTTTCGCAACCAGCTCAGCGGGTGAAGAGCGAAATCCCCAAGCAAGGCTTTCGCGCCATAAAAGAAAAGGTTGTCGGCCCTGTCATCATCGGCAGCGATGGACATTTCTGGCCGGGAGAACGCAGCACGGCATTCGGGGCGATGATCGAGATCATCAAAGACTTGCAGCCATCGATGGTCATCATGAACGGCGACAGCTTCGACGGCGCTCGCATCAGCCGTCATGCTCCCAGCACTTGGATACAGACCCCCAGCGTGGCCGAGGAATTGGATGCAGTGAAAGAGCGACACGCCGAGATCGAGGCTCACGCCCCTCCTGATTGCAATCTAATATGGACTGACGGCAACCACGACAATCGCTTCATGGCACGACTGGCACAAGCCGCACCGGAGTACGTGCAAGTTCAAGGCTTCAGCATAGTTGACCACTTCCCGGCTTGGCAGTTCTGCACCAGCCTATGGCTCAACGATCACACAGTTGTGAAGCACCGATTCAATCAAGGCGTCCACGGGGCTTACAACAACACACTGAAGAGCGGCAAATCAACCGTGACTGGCCACACGCACAGGCTCCAGGCGATCATGTTTTCGGATTACAATGGTCTTCGCTGGGGCGTCGAGTGCGGGACGCTTTCTGAATATGGGCCTGAGAATGACAAGTTCGCCTATGCGGAGGATAACCCTGTGAACTGGTCACAGGGCTTCGTTGTGTTGCATTTCGCTCCTAGCGGCATCTTGCTAGAGCCAGAGTTCTGCCGCGTCATCAACGGTCGCGCTTGGTTTCGAGGCCAGCCTGTGGTGTGAGTTTTTTGCGTGATCTTCTGTCGCGATGATGTTTAGCGTGGGCGGATTTGCAATCCGCGCATTTGCACCCACGTTCATATCCGTGCCGCGTTCCGTGACGCCATTCTTTCAACCGCCCAACTTTTAAAGCATCTTCAACGTTGCAATTATAACCGCGCAAACGCTTAAGCACCGTTCCCGGCTGTAAACCTAGTTCTTCCGCCCATTGAGATGCGGTTTGCGTTCGACCGTTTAATGTTAATCTTACATTTCGTCTTTGATTGTTTAACTGGTCTTTTGTTGTGCGCCACTTGCAATTTTCTACGCAATAACCTTTTGAATTATCAATTCTATCTATTGAGTACCCACTCGGCGCAAAACCCATATCAGAAACAAACTGATCGTAACTCGCCCAGCTGTCGCAAACGGTTATGCCTCTTCCGCCATAATTATGATACGCAGTGTGAAGAGGATTTAAGCATCTTGCCTTCATTGCCTTCCAGCTATTGTAGGTTGCGCAATTTGTCGGGTTAATCCACTTTCTTCCCTTCACAATCCACTCCTTTAAGTTGTCGCTCCAATAAAGTCATGTATCCTATTATATCGACAACATTGTCAAGGTAAAGATGGTCGCCTGATAGCATCCTAGCAATTTTAGTTGCTACCATTTCAAGGGCTTCTTTTTGAGTGTCTAATAATATTCTCCAGTTCTTTCCCCGGCGCATGACATCCTTCAGTTCCTGGGCGGTTCCAGCCACGCGATGAAAGTCGCCGTGGGTCTTTTCGCGTTCGTCAAGAATGTCGGTCACTGTTACCCTCCTGTCGTGCTGCAAGCCTGATCTCATAGCCCAATACATTCACTACTGCCTCGATGTCACGCAGCTTAGGTGTCCTGCCGCCAGCTCGCCATTGGCCGATAGTCTTGACGCACACGCCTGATCTCTCGGCTACATCAGTCAATGTCGCCCGCTGACGAGCCATCTCATTCGACAGGAACTTAACGAATGGATGAGTGCTTCTGTCCGTCTCGCGTCGTTGTCTTCGATAGACCCGCATCAGCTTTCCTTTATCATCGCGCGGATGGCGGCGGCAATTTCGTCGGCCCCGGCACTTTTGCCCTCCATGTGGCTGTCGGCCTTCATGCGGTTGCGCCACACTGTCGCCCATTCGTCTGCCTTGGTTTCCGCAAGTTTTGCTGCTTCCTCCAGCGCCTCTGCCCTGATCGCAGCCTCCATGTTATTCATCTCTCTTCTCCTGTGTGATGGCGGCGCGGCGAAACCTTGGCTTCGCCCCCAGCCTGCGCTGCATCTCAACGAACGTGTCTGCTACGATCTCAAGGCAGTTGAGTGCGTTGTGGATGTCGGCACCATCCATGTCATCGATGCCGTCAAAAAAACTCCGGTTGCGCATGACCGTGATGTAAACGGT